ACCAAACAAGGGAGAATATGGATACGTTAAAATATATAACGTATTTTTAAAACTTAGGAACCAAGACAAACACTTTTGGTCTTGGTATTGGATCCTCAAGAAATATATCATCATGAGTGATATCTTTGAAGAGGCGGCTAGTTTTAGGAGTTATCAATCTAAGTTAGGGAGAGATGGGAGGGCTAGTGCAGCAACTGCTACTTTGACAACCAAGATAAGGATATTTGTACCAGCTACTAATAGTCCAGAGCTCAGATGGGAACTAACATTGTTTGCACTTGATGTGATTAGATCTCCGAGTGCTGCCGAGTCAATGAAAGTTGGAGCTGCTTTCACACTCATCTCTATGTATTCAGAGAGACCCGGGGCTCTCATTAGAAGTCTCCTCAATGACCCAGACATTGAAGCTGTAATAATAGATGTTGGATCAATGGTCAACGGAATACCAGTAATGGAGAGGAGAGGAGACAAGGCTCAGGAGGAGATGGAAGGCTTGATGAGAATCCTCAAAACTGCTCGAGACAGCAGCAAGGGAAAAACACCTTTTGTTGACAGCCGAGCTTACGGCCTACGGATAACAGACATGAGCACCCTGGTCTCTGCAGTTATCACCATCGAGGCCCAGATCTGGATACTGATCGCTAAAGCAGTTACAGCTCCCGACACTGCCGAGGAAAGTGAAACTAGAAGATGGGCTAAATACGTCCAACAAAAGAGAGTCAATCCGTTCTTTGCTCTAACTCAGCAATGGCTAACAGAAATGAGGAATCTGCTCTCCCAGAGTCTATCAGTAAGGAAGTTCATGGTTGAGATCCTCATAGAAGTCAAGAAAGGAGGATCTGCTAAAGGCAGAGCAGTAGAAATAATCTCAGACATCGGAAACTATGTCGAGGAAACTGGTATGGCAGGATTCTTCGCAACCATCAGATTCGGGTTGGAGACAAGGTATCCAGCACTTGCACTCAACGAATTCCAGAGTGACCTCAACACCATCAAAAGCTTGATGCTACTCTACAGAGAAATTGGCCCAAGAGCCCCTTATATGGTGCTTCTTGAAGAATCAATTCAGACTAAATTTGCCCCTGGAGGTTACCCATTATTGTGGAGCTTTGCCATGGGTGTGGCTACTACTATTGACAGGTCTATGGGGGCATTGAATATCAATCGTGGTTATCTTGAGCCTATGTATTTCAGACTAGGCCAAAAATCAGCACGTCACCATGCTGGAGGAATTGATCAGAACATGGCAAATAGACTGGGACTAAGTTCAGATCAAGTTGCAGAACTCGCTGCTGCAGTTCAGGAAACATCAGCAGGAAGGCAAGAGAGTAATGTTCAGGCTAGAGAGGCAAAATTTGCTGCAGGAGGTGTGCTCATTGGAGGCAGTGATCAAGATATCGATGAAGGGGAAGAACCTATAGAACAGAGTGGCAGACAGTCAGTTACCTTCAAAAGGGAGATGAGTATTTCATCCCTTGCTAACAGTGTGCCGAGCAGTTCTGTGAGCACATCCGGTGGGACCAGATTGACTAATTCATTACTAAACCTCAGATCAAGACTGGCTGCAAAAGCAGCAAAAGAAGCCGCCTCATCCAATGCAACAGATGATCCAGCAATCAGCAACAGAACTCAAGGGGAATCAGAGAAGAAGAATAATCAAGACCTCAAACCTGCTCAAAATGACCTTGATTTCGTCAGAGCTGATGTGTGACGTCTATTTCCAATATTCTACAGTATCCAAAAATCTTTCTATAGTACACTATCATAATACGACACTAAGGGATCAACCATATCAAAGTTACGAATCGTTTTAATTATATTAATCAAATGATACTCTTTTATGGGCAAACCGAAGAACCAATGTCTACATGTAAATTGAGCTTTGGTATTGCAATCTAATACTTGCTCAAAATCTTGAACTATTAGTGTAATTTCTATCATCATAGAGTTATCAAGATTTTATTATATAAGTTGGTGCAGATCTTTGGACATGAATTACACACTACACTCTAATGAAGACAAAATTTACATTACATATTTAAGGACTATTTCCTATCCTTTCAATGGTACTTGGTTATGAAGGTTTCTTAATTTAACTAAGCTACTGTCTTTGCACTGGAATATACAATACCTCTTACCTCATTTCTTACTTTAATATCATGTTATTTTTTTGATAAGTCACTTAACTTGACCAAGGTCTACCAGGTAATGCTCGCACAAGTGAACTGCAATCTCAACTTAGATTAAACATAATCATGCAAAATCACTATTTTGTACTACTAACTCATTAAGAAAAACTTAGGATCCAAGAGATTTACTCTAGGATCTCCTATTAAGCTTAGCAGTCATTAGTTGAGAGTTCAACTTGCAAAACTCTAACCTTCACTCTAATAACAATTCATCCAATGGATAAATTGGAACTAGTCAATGATGGCCTCAATATTATTGACTTTATTCAGAAGAACCAAAAAGAAATACAGAAGACATACGGACGATCAAGTATTCAACAACCCAGCATCAAAGATCAAACAAAAGCCTGGGAAGATTTTCTGCAGTGCACCAGTGGAGAATCTGAACAAGTTGAGGGGGGAATGTCTAAGGATGATGGAGATGTTGAAAGAAGAAACTTGGAGGATCTATCCAGTACTTCTCCCACAGATGGAACTATTGGAAAGAGAGTGTCGAACACCCGTGACTGGGCAGAAGGTTCAGATGACATACAACTGGACCCAGTGGTTACAGACGTTGTATACCATGATCATGGAGGAGAATGTACCGGATATGGATTTACTTCAAGCCCTGAGAGAGGGTGGAGTGATTACACATCAGGAGCAAACAATGGGAATGTATGTCTTGTATCTGATGCAAAGATGCTGTCCTATGCTCCCGAAATTGCAGTTTCTAAAGAAGATCGGGAAACTGATCTAGTTCATCTTGAGAATAAACTATCTACTACAGGACTGAATCCCACAGCAGTACCGTTCACTCTGAGAAACCTGTCTGATCCTGCAAAAGACTCTCCTGTGATTGCTGAACACTACTACGGACTAGGAGTTAAAGAGCAAAACGTTGGCCCTCAGACTAGCAGAAATGTCAATTTGGACAGCATCAAATTGTACACATCAGATGACGAAGAGGCAGATCAGCTTGAATTCGAAGATGAGTTTGCAGGAAGCTCAAGTGAAGTGATAGTCGGCATTTCTCCTGAAGATGAAGAGCCTTCAAGTGTTGGCGGAAAACCCAATGAATCCATTGGACGTACAATCGAAGGCCAATCAATCCGAGACAACCTTCAAGCCAAGGACAACAAATCAACAGATGTACCAGGAGCAGGACCGAAAGATTCAGCAGTGAAGGAAGAACCACCCCAGAAGAGGCTACCTATGTTAGCTGAAGAATTTGAGTGCTCTGGATCGGAAGACCCAATCATTCGGGAGCTGCTGAAGGAGAACTCACTCATAAATTGTCAGCAAGGGAAAGATGCTCAGCCTCCATATCATTGGAGCATCGAGAGGTCAATAAGCCCGGATAAAACTGAGATCGTCAACGGTGCTGTGCAAACTGCTGACAGGCAAAGACCAGGAACTCCGATGCCAAAGTCCCGAGGTATTCCCATTAAAAAGGGCACAGACGCGAAATATCCATCTGCTGGGACGGAAAACGTGCCTGGGTCGAAGAGTGGTGCAACCCGGCATGTTCGAGGATCACCCCCCTACCAAGAAGGCAAGAGTGTCAATGCGGAGAATGTCCAACTGAATGCTTCCACTGCGGTTAAGGAAACTGATAAGTCAGAAGTAAACCCCGTAGACGACAACGACTCACTTGATGATAAATACATCATGCCTTCAGATGATTTCTCAAACACTTTCTTCCCGCACGACACTGATCGCTTGAATTATCACGCAGATCATTTAGGTGATTATGACCTTGAAACCCTGTGTGAAGAGTCGGTTCTAATGGGAGTGATCAACTCTATAAAATTAATTAATCTGGATATGCGCTTAAATCACATTGAAGAACAAGTTAAAGAGATCCCAAAGATCATCAATAAGCTTGAGTCCATTGACAGAGTTCTGGCCAAGACTAACACCGCACTCTCAACCATTGAAGGACACCTGGTTTCCATGATGATAATGATACCAGGGAAAGGGAAAGGAGAAAGAAAGGGGAAAAATAATCCTGAGCTTAAACCAGTGATAGGAAGAGACATTCTAGAGCAGCAATCTCTTTTTTCTTTTGACAATGTCAAGAATTTCAGAGATGGATCGTTGACAAACGAACCGTATGGGGCAGCTGTACAGTTGAGAGAAGATCTTATTCTTCCTGAACTTAATTTTGAGGAGACAAATGCATCTCAATTTGTTCCTATGGCAGATGATTCATCCAGAGATGTTATCAAGACATTGATAAGGACTCACATTAAAGATAGAGAGTTGAGATCAGAACTGATTGGTTACCTGAATAAAGCGGAAAATGATGAGGAAATTCAGGAGATAGCGAACACTGTCAATGACATCATTGACGGTAATATTTGATCACTGAATTGTCAGCAGAAATACAATGATCTAACAACAATCTCCCACAAGTAGACAATGGTTTCAGGTCAATAATAACAACCTCAATACTAATCTTTCACATAAGCATTACTCATTCCAGCCCTCAGACGATAACACAATACTTGATACATGTTTATTGAAGTGTATGTAGCATGATTGAACTATTCAATAACTGTATTTCTCACTCTTGCTCTTAGTTAGTCATTGTGTCTAATAATTATTATTACAGTACAAGGTATTATGAATTCAAAGATACGCAATAAATCTGATATCAGCATAGAGTAGAAAATTGTTGTTTTTGTCATGATCATTCGAAGATTTAACAATGATGTCAACTTTCATACCTAAACATAATAACATAAAATGGTCGATTTGTATTGTAGATCTCTCACGCATTTTAGTGTCATGAATTAGTGTTTCAAATCAGTTGCATATCAATTAAGAAAAACTTAGGAGACAGGTATAGAACCTCTCTTTCAGATAACTGGTCAATTAAGGACAGAAATTCTGTTTCTCAAATCCGCTAGCCTTTGTCAAAGAGGACACAAGCAATGGAGCCGGACATCAAGAGTATTTCAAGTGAGTCAATGGAAGGAGTATCTGATTTCAGCCCTAGTTCTTGGGAGCATGGTGGGTATCTTGATAAGGTTGAACCAGAAATTGATGAAAATGGCAGTATGATTCCAAAATACAAGATCTATACCCCAGGAGCTAACGAGAGGAAATACAACAACTACATGTACCTTATATGTTACGGCTTTGTTGAAGATGTTGAGAGAACCCCAGAGACAGGGAAACGCAAGAAGATCAGGACAATTGCTGCCTACCCTCTGGGTGTTGGTAAGAGTGCCTCTCATCCCCAAGATCTTCTGGAGGAACTCTGTTCCCTCAAAGTTACTGTGAGAAGAACAGCTGGATCAACTGAGAAAATTGTGTTTGGATCATCTGGCCCTCTAAATCACCTCGTTCCGTGGAAGAAAGTACTGACTAGTGGTTCAATTTTTAATGCAGTCAAGGTTTGTCGGAACGTTGATCAGATACAGCTTGACAAGCATCAAGCTCTGAGAATATTTTTTCTCAGTATCACAAAGCTCAATGATTCTGGAATCTACATGATTCCACGAACCATGCTTGAGTTCAGGAGAAACAATGCCATTGCCTTCAATCTTCTAGTGTACTTGAAGATTGATGCTGATTTATCCAAAATGGGGATCCAGGGAAGCCTCGATAAAGATGGCTTCAAGGTTGCCTCCTTCATGCTACACTTGGGGAACTTTGTCCGTCGTGCAGGGAAGTATTACTCTGTTGATTATTGTAGGAGGAAGATTGATAGGATGAAATTGCAGTTTTCACTGGGTTCCATAGGCGGACTAAGTCTCCACATTAAGATCAATGGTGTAATCAGCAAACGGCTGTTTGCTCAAATGGGATTCCAAAAAAACCTTTGTTTCTCTTTGATGGACATCAATCCTTGGCTCAACAGATTGACCTGGAACAACAGTTGTGAGATCAGCCGAGTAGCAGCTGTGTTGCAGCCTTCTATTCCAAGAGAGTTCATGATCTATGATGATGTCTTCATTGACAATACAGGGAGAATTCTAAAGGGCTAAACAGAATTCTTCTAAAATTTAATCAGTCATGAGTTTAGTAATCATACCTAGTCATAATACATCACACAGGACTATTTACAAAAGACAGTTAAAAAATGGAATAATCATGTAGTAGTAATTGAGAACATTATTAGAATAGTATAACTAAAATGTAGTTTTTTTGAGTATTTGATTTAAAATTAGATAACTATTACAAAAAACTTAGGAGCCAAGCTCTTGCCTCGTTCAGAAGGTTAAACAAGCATTCTTACCATTGGATCAACAAAAGGATTGGTTTTATCGTCTAAGAAATTTATTGAAAGGCAAAGAAATTCCTGGTTTTATGTTGAATGAGGTGTATCAAACTAAGGAGACCTTCTAACAGCCAGGTCATAGGAATATAAATAAAAATAAGAATAAAATTGATTCCATCGGAAGATTCATTTCAAGAAGTGATCAAATCAAAGCGGTTGGCAGACCTACCAATCATATACCACAAGACTCGACAATGGTAGTTATACTTGACAAGAGATGTTATTGTAATCTTTTAATATTGATTTTGATGATCTCGGAGTGTAGTGTTGGGATTCTACATTATGAGAAATTGAGTAAAATTGGACTTGTCAAAGGAGTAACAAGAAAATACAAGATTAAAAGCAATCCTCTCACAAAAGACATTGTTATAAAAATGATTCCGAATGTGTCGAACATGTCTCAGTGCACAGGGAGTGTCATGGAAAATTATAAAACACGATTAAACGGTATCTTAACACCTATAAAGGGAGCGTTAGAGATCTACAAAAACAACACTCATGACCTTGTCGGTGATGTGAGATTAGCCGGAGTTATAATGGCAGGAGTTGCTATTGGGATTGCAACCGCAGCTCAAATCACTGCAGGTGTAGCACTATATGAGGCAATGAAGAATGCTGACAACATCAACAAACTCAAAAGCAGCATTGAATCAACTAATGAAGCTGTCGTTAAACTTCAAGAGACTGCAGAAAAGACAGTCTATGTGCTGACTGCTCTACAGGATTACATTAATACTAATTTAGTACCGACAATTGACAAGATAAGCTGCAAACAGACAGAACTCTCACTAGATCTGGCATTATCAAAGTACCTCTCTGATTTGCTTTTTGTATTTGGCCCCAACCTTCAAGACCCAGTTTCTAATTCAATGACTATACAGGCTATATCTCAGGCATTCGGTGGAAATTATGAAACACTGCTAAGAACATTGGGTTACGCTACAGAAGACTTTGATGATCTTCTAGAAAGTGACAGCATAACAGGTCAAATCATCTATGTTGATCTAAGTAGCTACTATATAATTGTCAGGGTTTATTTTCCTATTCTGACTGAAATTCAACAGGCCTATATCCAAGAGTTGTTACCAGTGAGCTTCAACAATGATAATTCAGAATGGATCAGTATTGTCCCAAATTTCATATTGGTAAGGAATACATTAATATCAAATATAGAGATTGGATTTTGCCTAATTACAAAGAGGAGCGTGATCTGCAACCAAGATTATGCCACACCTATGACCAACAACATGAGAGAATGTTTAACGGGATCGACTGAGAAGTGTCCTCGAGAGCTGGTTGTTTCATCACATGTTCCCAGATTTGCACTATCTAACGGGGTTCTGTTTGCCAATTGCATAAGTGTTACATGTCAGTGTCAAACAACAGGCAGGGCAATCTCACAATCAGGAGAACAAACTCTGCTGATGATTGACAACACCACCTGTCCTACAGCCGTACTCGGTAATGTGATTATCAGCTTAGGGAAATATCTGGGGTCAGTAAATTATAATTCTGAAGGCATTGCTATCGGTCCTCCAGTCTTTACAGATAAAGTTGATATATCAAGTCAGATATCCAGCATGAATCAGTCCTTACAACAGTCTAAGGACTATATCAAAGAGGCTCAACGACTCCTTGATACTGTTAATCCATCATTAATAAGCATGTTGTCTATGATCATACTGTATGTATTATCGATCGCATCGTTGTGTATAGGGTTGATTACATTTATCAGTTTTATCATTGTTGAGAAAAAGAGAAACACCTACAGCAGATTAGAGGATAGGAGAGTCAGACCTACAAGCAGTGGGGATCTCTACTACATTGGGACATAGTGTATTCAGATTGATGAAATTATGTTAGAGAAATCAGAAAACTTCTGACTTTCAGAAATGGATTGTATACAATTAGTTAGATCATCCTGAATAATCGAGGTGAGAACATTGCAACTATAAAATCAGATCATGTAAATAGTTGTAAAAAATTAAAAGCTTCTTTTAATTCTTTTGAACAATAATTTAATTAATATATAACATATTCTCTCACACGAGCGCTAACCTATACACTCTCTACTAATATTTTATACTCATAATTAATGATATAATGACAAATAAGGATTCAAATTGGATTATGATATAGTTTCATACTACAATAGCATTTCGACCAAGAAAATATCCTTACAATTATACAATGTACTTAACCGTGAATATGTAATTGATAATTTCCCTTTAGAAATTTAATAAAAAACTTAGGACCCAGGTCCATAACTCATTGGATACTTAACTGTATCTTTCTAAGCTATCACATATCAAAGGAGAGATTGAATGCTTTTTTGGAGATCTAGATCATTACTATATGTGTCTCCTATAATCACATCATAGGAGTGAACCATAATACACATCTTTGGGTAGGGGAAGGAAAGTATTGTTGACGTACTGATTGATCTGCTTGAGTCAAATAATCAGTCATAACAATTCAAGAAAATGCCGGCAGAAAACAAGAAAGTTAGATTCGAAAATACTACTTCAGACAAAGGGAAAATTCCTAGTAAAGTTATTAAGAGCTACTACGGAACCATGGACATTAAGAAAATAAATGAAGGATTATTGGACAGCAAAATATTAAGTGCTTTCAACACAGTAATAGCATTGCTTGGATCTATCGTGATCATAGTGATGAATATAATGATCATCCAAAATTACACAAGATCAACAGACAATCAGGCCGTGATCAAAGATGCGTTGCAGGGTATCCAACAGCAGATCAAAGGGCTTGCTGACAAAATCGGCACAGAGATAGGGCCCAAAGTATCACTGATTGACACATCCAGTACCATTACTATCCCAGCTAACATTGGGCTGTTAGGTTCAAAGATCAGCCAGTCGACTGCAAGTATAAATGAGAATGTGAATGAAAAATGCAAATTCACACTGCCTCCCTTGAAAATCCACGAATGTAACATTTCTTGTCCTAACCCACTCCCTTTTAGAGAGTATAGGCCACAGACAGAAGGGGTGAGCAATCTAGTAGGATTACCTAATAATATTTGCCTGCAAAAGACATCTAATCAGATATTGAAGCCAAAGCTGATTTCATACACTTTACCCGTAGTCGGTCAAAGTGGTACCTGTATCACAGACCCATTGCTGGCTATGGACGAGGGCTATTTTGCATATAGCCACCTGGAAAGAATCGGATCATGTTCAAGAGGGGTCTCCAAACAAAGAATAATAGGAGTTGGAGAGGTACTAGACAGAGGTGATGAAGTTCCTTCTTTATTTATGACCAATGTCTGGACCCCACCAAATCCAAACACCGTTTACCACTGTAGTGCTGTATACAACAATGAATTCTATTATGTACTTTGTGCAGTGTCAACTGTTGGAGACCCTATTCTGAATAGCACCTACTGGTCCGGATCTCTAATGATGACCCGTCTAGCTGTGAAACCCAAGAGTAATGGTGGGGGTTACAATCAACATCAACTTGCCCTACGAAGTATCGAGAAAGGGAGGTATGATAAAGTTATGCCGTATGGACCTTCAGGCATCAAACAGGGTGACACCCTGTATTTTCCTGCTGTAGGATTTTTGGTCAGGACAGAGTTTAAATACAATGATTCAAATTGTCCCATCACGAAGTGTCAATACAGTAAACCTGAAAATTGCAGGCTATCTATGGGGATTAGACCAAACAGCCATTATATCCTTCGATCTGGACTATTAAAATACAATCTATCAGATGGGGAGAACCCCAAAGTTGTATTCATTGAAATATCTGATCAAAGATTATCTATTGGATCTCCTAGCAAAATCTATGATTCTTTGGGTCAACCTGTTTTCTACCAAGCGTCATTTTCATGGGATACTATGATTAAATTTGGAGATGTTCTAACAGTCAACCCTCTGGTTGTCAATTGGCGTAATAACACGGTAATATCAAGACCCGGGCAATCACAATGCCCTAGATTCAATACATGTCCAGAGATCTGCTGGGAAGGAGTTTATAATGATGCATTCCTAATTGACAGAATCAATTGGATAAGCGCGGGTGTATTCCTTGACAGCAATCAGACCGCAGAAAATCCTGTTTTTACTGTATTCAAAGATAATGAAATACTTTATAGGGCACAACTGGCTTCTGAGGACACCAATGCACAAAAAACAATAACTAATTGTTTTCTCTTGAAGAATAAGATTTGGTGCATATCATTGGTTGAGATATATGACACAGGAGACAATGTCATAAGACCCAAACTATTCGCGGTTAAGATACCAGAGCAATGTACATAAAAATCAACCTCATAATTTAATGGATTGATCTAATATAATGATAATAATCGTACAAAGACATGTGATGTAAACAAAATTGTTGTAATTAAATAAGTCCTCAGCTGAATACTTTTTTAAGATTAGCAATAGCATGTTTTTCCAGTTATTGGATAGTTGATAATATAATTCTGAAACTGGGTTAATAAATAATCTTGATCGGTGATCTTTGAGAACAATGATATCATATAGTTCATCAAGTGATAATCAATTCTTTATATGTACACTTTAGAGTATATTTTGAGACTTAGTATTTTCGGCCCGAATGTTAAATTTAATAGTTCATACATAACCTAAACTCAAGTTCTAAGCATAATGATAACAATTAATGCGAACTTGTCTTGATGTAAGGAAGATTTGATATTAACTGAGACTCCACTTGATATAGTAGAGCTGAATCTTGTAAATAAATTATAATGAATAGTTTATTCAAAGATTATCATTCATATTAGTGTAAATTAAGAAAAACTTAGGACCCAGGTCCTTGATTATGCCAATTTTCTCGAGAAATCATTCAATTGACCATAGACTGAAAGCGTTGTTACCTAGTTCTTCAGAAGAGATCTTATTAGAATTAATTTATATGATCTAATTCCCTTAAAAACTGAATACCAAAAAACAAAAATGGCCGATGAATTATCAATATCCGACATCATTTACCCTGAATGTCATTTGGATAGTCCTATAGTCTCTGGTAAACTAATATCAGCTATTGAATATGCTCAATTGAGACACAATCAGCCCAGTGATGATAAAAGACTGTCTGAGAATATTAGGTTAAACCTTCACGGGAAAAGAAAGAGTCTATACATATTAAGACAATCCAAACAGGGTGATTACATTAGAAACAACATAAAAAACCTAAAGGAATTCATGCATATTGCGTACCCTGAATGCAATAACATTCTATTCTCCATCACATCCCAAGGCATGACTAGCAAACTTGATAACATCATGAAAAAGTCATTCAAAGCATACAATATCATTAGTAAGAAAGTAATTGGGATGCTGCAAAATATCACTAGAAATCTCATAACTCAAGATAGAAGAGATGAAATAATTAATATACATGAGTGTAGGCGATTAGGGGATTTAGGGAAGAATATGAGTCAATCTAAATGGTATGAGTGTTTTTTGTTTTGGTTTACTATCAAAACAGAGATGCGAGCAGTGATCAAGAATTCGCAAAAGCCGAAATTCCGTTCAGATTCATGCATAATACACATGCGAGACAAAAGTACTGAAATAATCCTAAATCCGAATCTTATCTGCATTTTCAAATCAGACAAAACTGGAAAGAAGTGTTATTATCTTACACCCGAAATGGTTCTAATGTATTGTGATGTCCTAGAGGGAAGGATGATGATGGAGACAACAGTCAAATCGGATATCAAGTACCAACCTCTAATCTCGAGATCCAATGCCCTCTGGGGGCTAATTGATCCCTTGTTCCCTGTCATGGGAAACAGAATTTACAATATAGTGTCTATGATAGAGCCTTTAGTTCTTGCACTACTCCAACTCAAGGATGAGGCTAGGATCCTGAGGGGTGCATTTCTGCATCACTGCATAAAGGAAATGCATCAAGAATTGAGTGAGTGTGGTTTTACAGATCAGAAGATTCGGTCTATGTTTATTGATGATCTTTTATCCATTCTAAATATCGATAATATACATCTGTTGGCAGAGTTCTTTTCTTTCTTTCGTACGTTTGGCCATCCTATTCTTGAGGCTAAAGTTGCTGCAGAAAAAGTGAGAGAACATATGTTGGCAGATAAAGTTCTTGAATATGCCCCTATAATGAAAGCACATGCTATATTCTGCGGGACTATAATAAATGGGTATAGGGATAGACACGGAGGAGCCTGGCCTCCTCTTTACCTCCCCGCACATGCATCTAAACATATAATCCGTTTGAAAAATTCTGGGGAATCTTTGACCATTGATGACTGTGTCAAGAATTGGGAATCATTCTGTGGGATTCAATTTGATTGTTTCATGGAGCTGAAATTGGACAGTGATCTGAGTATGTATATGAAAGATAAAGCTTTATCTCCAATCAAAGACGAATGGGACAGTGTATACCCACGTGAAGTGTTGAGCTATACCCCACCGAAGTCAACCGAGCCAAGAAGATTGGTTGACGTTTTTGTAAATGATGAAAACTTTGATCCATACAACATGCTGGAATATGTCTTATCCGGTGCTTATCTCGAGGATGAACAATTCAATGTTTCTTATAGCTTGAAGGAGAAAGAGACGAAGCAAGCTGGACGATTGTTCGCAAAGATGACCTACAAAATGCGTGCATGTCAAGTCATAGCAGAGGCCCTGATAGCCTCAGGTGTCGGTAAATATTTTAAGGAGAACGGGATGGTTAAGGATGAGCACGAACTTTTGAAGACACTCTTCCAATTGTCTATTTCCTCAGTTCCTCGAGGGAACAGTCAGGGTAATGATCCTCAATCCATCAATAATATAGAAAGAGATTTCCAATACTTTAAAGGGGTCACTACCAATGTGAAAGACAAAAAGAATAACTCTTTTAATAAGGTTAAATCTGCTCTCAATAATCCGTGCCAAGCTGACGGAGTCCATCATAACATGTCACCCAATACACGAAATCGTTATAAGTGTAGTAATACAAGTAAGTCTTTTCTCGATTATCATACCGAGTTTAATCCTCACAATCACTATAAATCAGACAATACAGAGGCGGCCGTACTGTCCAGGTATGAGGACAACACTGGGACAAAATTTGATACAGTAAGTGCATTTCTTACAACTGATCTTAAGAAATTCTGTCTCAATTGGAGATACGAATCAATGGCTATATTTGCTGAACGTCTGGATGAGATATACGGTTTACCTGGATTTTTTAATTGGATGCACAAACGACTAGAAAGATCTGTTATCTATGTTGCAGACCCTAATTGCCCCCCTAATATTGACAAACATATGGAACTAGAAAAAACTCCTGAAGATGATATATTCATTCATTATCCTAAAGGCGGTATTGAAGGATATAGCCAAAAAACATGGACTATAGCAACTATCCCCTTTTTATTCTTGAGTGCCTATGAGACAAACACGAGGATTGCTGCAATTGTCCAAGGAGACAATGAATCAATTGCTATCACTCAAAAAGTTCATCCTAATCTTCCCTACAAGGTAAAGAAAGAGATCTGTGCAAAGCAAGCTCAGCTTTATTTTGAAAGGTTAAGGATGAACTTAAGAGCCCTCGGCCACAATCTTAAAGCTACAGAAACTATCATCAGTACACATCTTTTTATTTATTCGAAGAAAATTCATTATGATGGTGCTGTGCTGTCTCAGGCACTCAAATCAATGTCAAGATGTTGCTTTTGGTCAGAGACTCTGGTGGATGAAACTAGATCAGCTTGTAGTAACATCAGCACTACAATAGCTAAAGCTATAGAAAATGGGTTGTCAAGAAATGTCGGCTATTGCATCAATATTTTGAAAGTAATTCAGCAGCTTCTCATATCAACTGAGTTTAGTATTAACGAGACATTGACACTGGATGTGACATCTCCCATTTCAAATAATTTAGATTGGCTTATAACAGCTGCATTAATCCCGGCACCTATTGGAGGATTCAATTACCTTAATTTGTCTAGAATTTTTGTTAGAAATATAGGTGATCCGGTTACAGCATCTTTGGCTGATCTTAAGAGAATGATTGATCACAGTATTATGACTGAAAGCGTATTACAAAAAGTTATGAATCAAGAACCTGGTGATGCGAGTTTCTTGGACTGGGCCAGTGATCCATACTCGGGCAACTTGCCTGACTCACAAAGCATCACTAAAACAATTAAAAATATCACAGCAAGGACTATACTGAGGAACTCACCGAACCCAATGCTAAAAGGTTTATTTCATGACAAATCTTTTGATGAAGATCTTGAACTAGCTAGCTTCTTAATGGACAGGAGGGTTATATTACCTAGAGCCGCTCATGAGATACTGGATAATTCATTGACAGGTGCCAGAGAGGAAATTGCTGGTTTATTAGATACAACTAAAGGCTTGATCAGATCAGGGCTAAGAAAGAGTGGACTTCAGCCAAAGTTAGTTTCTAGATTATCTCATCATGATTATAATCAATTTTTAATACTGAACAAACTTCTATCAAACAGAAGACAAAATGACTTGATATCATCAAATACTTGCTCAGTTGACTTGGCACGAGCATTGAGATCTCACATGTGGAGGGAATTAGCGTTAGGTAGAGTAATATACGGTCTTGAGGTACCAGATGCACTTGAGGCTATGGTGGGAAGGTATATAACAGGGAGCTTAGAGTGCCAAATTTGTGAGCAGGGAAACACGATGTATGGGTGGTTCTTTGTACCTAGGGATTCCCAATTGGATCAGGTAGATAGAGAGCACTCATCAATAAGAGTACCTTATGTAGGATCAAGTACGGATGAAAGATCGGATATCAAACTAGGGAATGTCAAAAGACCAACTAAGGCCTTGCGTTCTGCTATCAGAATTGCGACAGTATATACTTGGGCCTATGGGGACAATGAAGAGTGTTGGTATGAAGCTTGGTACCTAGCGTCTCAGAGGGTAAACATAGACTTAGATGTATTGAAAGCTATAACCCCAGTTTCCACTTCAAACAATTTATCCCATAGATTGAGAGATAAATCCACACAATTTAAGTTTGCAGGGAGTGTACTCAACAGAGTTTCTAGATATGTTAACATAAGCAATGACAATCTAGATTTCAGAATTGAGGGAGAAAAGGTAGATACGAATCTTATTTATCAACAAGCAATGCTATTAGGGTTATCGGTATTGGAAGGTAAATTCAGATTGAGATTAGAAACTGATGATTACAACGGGATATATCACTTACACGTAAAGGATAATTGTTGTGTCAAAGAAGTGGCTGATGTAGGCCAAGTAGACGCTGAGTTGCCTATCCCAGAATATACTGAAGTGGATAACAATCATCTTATATATGATCCAGACCCCGTTTCAGAAATAGATTGCAGCCGTCTTTCTAATCAGGAGTCCAAATCAAGAGAATTAGACTTTCCTTTATGGTCAACTGAGGAACTTCATGATGTCCTAGCTAAGACTGTTGCTCAGACCGTTCTTGAGATTATAACAAAGGCTGACAAGGATGTTTTAAAGCAACACCTTGCAATAGACTCTGACGATAACATCAACAGCTTAATCACAGAATTTCTAATAGTTGATCCTGAACTGTTTGCACTTTATCTAGGACAATCTATATCAATAAAATGGGCCTTTGAAATTCATCATAGGCGTCCTAGAGGAAGACATACTATGGTCGACCTATTGTCAGATCTTGTATCAAATACATCAAAGCACACTTACAAAGTGTTGTCAAATGCCTTGTCACATCCTAGAGTATTCAAGAGATTTGTAAACTGTGGCTTGCTATTGCCTACACAGGGTCCTTACCTTCATCAACAAGATTTTGAAAAGTTGTCTCAAAACCTTCTTGTAACATCTTATATGATTTATCTAATGAACTGGTGTGACTTCAAGAAATCCCCCTTTTTAATCGCCGAACAGGATGAAACTGTGATAAGTCTACGAGAGGATATAATAACATCCAAACATCTCTGTGTTATAATTGACTTATATGCAAATCACCATAAACCTCCTTGGATAATAGATCTAAACCCACAAGAAAAAATATGTGTACTGCGTGACTTTATTTCTAAATCTAGGCATGTGGACACGTCCTCCAGATCATGGAATACTTCTGACCTGGATTTTGTAATATTCTATGCATCTTTGACTTATTTGAGAAGAGGTATAATAAAACAATTAAGGATAAGACAAGTTACTGAGGTTATAGATACCACAACAATGTTAAGGGACAATATAATTGTAGAGAATCCTCCTATTAAAACAGGAGTGTTAGACATCAGAGGTTGTATAATATACAATTTAGAGGAAATCCTGTCTATGAACACAAAATCAGCATCAAAAAAGATCTTTAATCTTAATAGTAGGCCGTCAGTGGAGAATCATAAATATAGAAGGATAGGTCTCAACTCATCATCTTGTTACAAGGCATTAAATCTATCACCTCTGATTCAAAGGTATTTGCCGTCGGGAGCTCAAAGGTTGTTTATAGGAGAAGGTTCTGGGAGCATGATGTTATTATATCAGTCTACATTGGGGCAATCAATTTCTTTTTACAATTCAGGTATAGATGGAGATTATATACCAGGTCAAAGAGAACTGAAACTATTTCCCTCTGAATACTCAATTGCTGAGGAAGACCCATCTCTGACGGGGAAATTGAAAGGACTAGTGGTGCCCCTATTCAATGGAAGACCAGAAACAACATGGATCGGGAATTTAGACTCCTACGAGTATATCATAAATAGGACAGCGGGGCGAAGTATAGGTCTTGTCCATTCTGACATGGAGTCTGGGATTGACAAAAATGTAGAGGAGATACTAGTAGAACATTCCCATCTAATATCTATCGCGATAAATGTTATGATGGAGGACGGACTATTAGTATCCAAGATAGCATACACCCCTGGATTCCCAATCTCAAGATTATTTAACATGTACAGATCATATTTCGGACTAGTACTGGTGTGTTTCCCAGTATATAGTAATCCAGATTCTACTGAAGTATATCTTCTTTGCTTACAGAAGACGGTCAAGACTATTGTTCCCCCGCAAAAAGTCCTTGAGCACTCTAATTTGCACGATGAAGTCAATGACCAGGGAATAACATCAGTGATTTTTAAAATCAAGAATTCACAGTCTAAGCAGTTCCACGATGATCTAAAGAAGTACTATCAGATTGACCAACCTTTTTTTGTACCAACTAAAATCACTAGTGATGAACAAGTACTTCTCCAAGCAGGGCTGAAACTCAATGGGCCAGAAATTCTTAAGAGTGAAATCAGTTATGATATCGGTTCAGATATCAATACATTAAGAGACACCATCATAATTATGTTAAATGAGGCTATGAATTATTTTGATGACAACAGATCACCTTCACACCACCTAGAACCCTATCCAGTTTTGGAGAGAACTAGAATTAAAACAATAATGAATTGTGTGACTAAAAAAGTGATTGTCTACTCACTTATCAAGTTCAAGGACACCAAAAGCTCAGAACTTTATCACATCAAAAATAACATCAGAAGAAAAGTTCTAATCTTAGATTTCAGATCGAAGCTCATGACAAAGACTCTACCTAAAGGGATGCAAGAGAGAAGAGAAAAAAACGGTTTCAAAGAAGTTTGGATAGTAGATTTATCGAATCGAGAAGTTAAAATCTGGTGGAAGATAATCGGATACATATCTATTATCTGATTTAACCTTCCAAATCCAAGACCAACTGATAACTTATGTTGATCTAAGGTTCAGTTATTAAGAAAAACTTAATAACGATTCTTCTTTACCCTTGTTCGGT